GTCGGTCAGCTTCATTTGGCGACACGCCTCGGACGACGGGAAGGCATCGTGAGCGCAGTCAACGGCTCAAGTCCTTCATTCAGCCTATTCGTAAATGTGCTCACTGGGATGTCGTAGCGCCTGCACCATTCCCGCTGATGCAGCGTCTCTCCGTTGATAGTGAACAGCTTATTGCTTCGCTTGTTCGCGTGCTGCTGCATGGCCGTAGCCCATCTGCAGTTGTCTGGGCTATAACCACGCGAATTGTCGATGCGATCAAGCGTATGGCCGTCAGGGCGCGGGCTCATGTCCTCGGCAAAAAGATTGGGATCGTGCCAGCGTTCACAAACCTTGATACCCCTGCCCCCATACAAATGAAAATCTTTATTGTTTTCGTTGTAGCACCTGGCCATCATGCCCTCCCAGGTCTTGAATAAGGGATGGCCAAACATTCCGTGCTTCACGTTTATTGGGGGTGGCACTCGTGCGGCACATCCGCATGATTTGGGACTTCCTTTGCGCAAAGACGAAGACGACGCGAATTTCCTGCCGCCGCAATCGCACGCGCATTCCCAGACCACGCTTTTCCTGATTCTTTCCTCGGTAGGCCTTAGCGCCACGAGTAATCCGTAGCGCTGTCCCGCTATGTCAAGCGGTTTTTGCCCTTTGCCCATAAGTAGGGGAAGCCAACTCCCTTTCATCATACCCTACGAAGTTAAGCCAGCCCCTGGGAATGAGCCGAACGGCAACTCAGCCGCAGCTCCAAACCGCAGTTTGCAACTCTCCACCCGCTTACCGCACACGTCAGCCGCCAAGGTGCCGACCACCTGATCGTTGACGTTCCAGTAGTTGCTGCCGGTGTATCCGCACTCAGCGCCGCGATACTTCCATTGACAGACGTTGGCGATGATCTGCCGCTGGGGCAGCATCACGCCAGCTAGGTCAAACTTGCTGGCCAGCTCGAACTCAACCAGGTCGCGGTTCTCGTTGGACTTCCGGTCGACGTACCAGATCTCCGTCGGGAAGCGGGCGTTAGGATCTGCCGCTGCCTCGCCGTCGAGGAACTTCTTCAGCGTGCGGATCCGTCGCACCGTGGCGCCGCCCAGGTCGTTGCCGGGCGTGGTCGCATTGACCAGCAGCAGCAGCGTGGTCATGTCGCTGAACAGGTTGCTGATCCGCAGCGTCGGGCGCGGCAGGCTTCCAGAGCTGGTGTAATCAAACCCCGTCGCCTCAACCGGAAGCCTGACGTAGGTGTTGCCGGCAAACACGATGTTGCCGGTGACGGCTGCGTTCACGCCGTTGTGCCAGTAGTAGGTGGTGCTGGCGCCGTGCAGCGTGGTGTCAAGCTGCAGCTCGAACAGCTCAATGATGGCGTTCGGACCCAAGACCGCCAGCTCTTCATAGACGCTGCTGATCGCTGCCCATGTGACGCCGCCGTCTGCGATCGTGCTGCCGATGTCGGTCGGCCATGCTGGCTGCGTGCTAGCGCTGGTGCCAGCGACCGTGCAGCGGAACACCAGCCCGCTGACCTGTGTGGTCGTGGCGCGGACGATGTCACCGACGACGTATGCGGTGCTGGCTTGCCAGGCTGCGTAGGCCATCAGGGCTCAAACACTTGGCGGAAGGTGGCGTTAATTATCGCCCTGCCGTTGTACGGAATGGACTTGCTCCAGCTATCGCAGACCCACTTGTAAGCGGTTGCCTCATCTGGTGGTGTCCAGTCAAATGCAGCCGCATCAGCAGCACGGGCATCAAGAAAGGTCTCGATGGTGTCCGCGTTGGCCTCGGTGATGTTGTTCCAAGTCAAGGACCACTCTTTTGGATTCTGGTTCAGGCCATAGGTCAGCCGTTGCTCGTAGCCATCGCCAAACTGCACCACACGCCGCTTTGGGGCGCTGCGCTTCTCGGCGCCATAGGTGGGGCTGATCGCGGGAAAGGTAGCCATTAGCGGGTATTGGCGAGCAGGCCGCCGGGACGTTGCTGCTTGACGATTTCAGCCTGCACTGCAGCACCGACGATCCTACCGAGCTGATTGGCATTTGGCTCGTTACCTTCCACGCTGGTGCCGCCTGCGTCTACGTTGACCACCACGCTAACGGCACCGCCAAAGCTGCCGGTCGGTGCAATGCCGCCGCTGCGTCCTGGCATAAACAGCTCAGGACCGCGTTCGCCTACCAGATAAGGCTGCCCTGCCATGACGCTGCCGCCCTTGGCGCGTCCAAGCAGTGAAGGCATGGAGAACACATTGGGGTTAAATCCAACGCCAGGCGCAAAGCCGCCGCCGCCGCCAGTTACACCGCCAAACAAACCGCTAAGGGCGTTGATTGCCTTTTGGATGACGAACACCCGCAGCAGTTGGTTGGCAATGTCAATCAGCACGCCAGAAGCAATGCGCCGCAAGCTAGTGCCAAAGTCCTCGCTGCCTTGGATCAGCGCATTAAACGAAGATGCCAAACCTTCACCAATAGTGCCGGCAAGGCCATCAGCTAATGCCTTTTGCTGCTTTTGCTGCTCCGTTAGCTGAACAGTGAAGTCAAGCGCTTTACCGTAACCTGCTGCCATGTCGGCAATACGCTCGACGATCGTCGGCAGTGTGACTTTTGCTTCGGCTTCGTTGATCTCCTTAAGTGTTGTTGCATACTGCACCACTGCGTCCATGATTTCTGCTTTTTCTCTATTTGGACCAAGCTCTTGCTGCGAGATTTGCAGCAGAGCCAATTGCTTGGTGTAATAAGCCTCCTGCTGCTTATTTTGTGTTTGCTGCGCAATGCCAAGCCGCAGCCGCAGCTCCAGCTCTTGCGCGGTGATGTCTTGGATTTGCTTGTCTTGCTTGGCGCGAGCAGCTTTTGAACCACCGCCACCACCATCGGTCGCAGCAGCCAATGGTGGAGCAGTAAAAAGTTTATTAGTTTGCTGTGCACCTGTTTGCAGTCTTTTTTGAGCCGCAATGTTGTCGTTGATTTTTTGCAAGATCACCCCTTGCAACTGCACAGCTCTGTTTGCATTGGGGTCATTAGGACCAACGCTTTGCAGCAGTCTTTGATATTGCTGCAGCGCTTGCAGGTTCTGCTGGATACCTGTTTTATTGCGTTGCGAGCCAACTTGGCTGACGCCTTTGGCGATATTATCAACTGCCTGCGATGTGGCGCCAATGTTCAAAAATTGACGGGCGCCAATAACACTCCGCGTAAATCCACCACCCCTACCTGCTGCCAATGCAGCATTGATGGCATCAACAACAGCAATTGCTTGGTTGAAAATCGCCTTAAGCGCTGGCGTCAGCGCTTGGCCAATACGCCTGGCCAATGCATCAATACCGTCCTGCAACGTTGACAGCTTGCCGCTTAGCGTATCGCTCTGGGCAATAGCACCATTGGCGTATTTGCCGCCGGTACTGGTCAGCCGCTGCAGTGCTACCTCAACAGCCTTGGCACTGATCTGACCTTTGCTGAGTGCCTTTTGGAACTCTTCGCCGGTCATGCCATACATCTTGCGCAGCTCTTCCTGCAGCGCGATGCCACGCTCTTGGAACTGCAGCAGCTCCTCACCCTGCAGTCGACCCTTGGCCTGCACCTGACCGTAAGCCGTCACCAAGCCTTGCAGCTCTGCGCCAGTGGCGCCAGATGCGTCAGCTAGTCGGCGGGTTGTTTCTACGACATCACCAGCGGCGACACCGAATGCCTGCAGGCGTTTTGCTGCATCGATCAGTTCGGTGCTGGTGAATGGCGTTACCGCACCGAGCTGCTGCAGCTCTTGGATGATTTGCTTTGCCTGTTGAACACTGCCGGTCAGCACCTGCAGGCTGCGGGTCTGGCTTTCGATTTCTGCCGTTTTGGCAAAAACAAACCGCGCCGCTTGAATGGCTGTAAATGCTCCAGCAAGCCTGCCAATCGTGCCCTGCAGCTTATTGATAGCTGAGTCAGTCTGAGCTGATGCACGATTGACATCACGCAGCGCATTAACCGCCTGCCGCGAGTCAACCCTTAGCTCAACGTTGGAGACTGCCATAGCACCAGTTTACCGGCGGCGGGCTTTGTCCATTGCTTCCTTCTCGCGTTCGCCTTTGATCTCGTAAAACGCCGCAAAATGGATGAACTCAGCATCGGTTAGCTCGGTCCGTAACCGGCTGACCGTCATGCCAAGCTCAGTGGCCAGGAAGAACTCAAAAAATAGCAGACTGTCCTGGCCTAGCCTTTTTTTGCTTCCTCGATGCCGCTGCTGTCGCCAAGGCCAAACAGGAACAGCTCCAGCTCGTTCAGCACGCGCTCGGGCAGCTCGCGTTGCAGTTTGGCTGCATCAGCCGGTGCAAATGCCTTGGTGCCGTCCTCCAGCTCAGCAATCTGGCACAGCATGTAGGTGCTGATCTCCAGTGCCTCATCGGAGCCAGCCAGGCTGCTAGCCCGCTTGCGGTCTGCGCGGGTGATCGGCTTAAAATAAAGGTCCAGCACCGTATCACCAGCATCGTTCTTGATGCTGAACTTACGACGCTGGTTCAGGTCAAATGCACCGGCGAGCAGGTCAACCGGGCGTTGTGCGGCGGGCATCAGATGCTCAGGGTAAGGGTTCCGCTGGAGACGAAGTTGATCGTAATGATCTCGATCTCGCCAACAGTAGCGGAATACTCAGTGCTTGTCACCACAATGGTGCCGGTGATCTTCTTGCCGCCGGTTTCGTCCAGGTACAGCTCAACGGCTGCGTCAGCCTCGTCGGTGGCTTGGTTGGCATCTTTGATCAGGTCCAGCTTGTCACCAGCACCTGGGGCGTCGTACATCACCTCAATAGTGCCAGAGCCACTGATCAGCCCGCCCACGTTGGCGCGGTAAGTGGCGCCGTGAGCGCTCACGTCCAGCGACTCCTTCTCAACGGTCATGGTCCAAGACCGCACTGCAGCAATCTCAGACAGGCCGCCACTGCCAGCTTTGTCAAAGAAGACAGTGCCTTGTTGCCCGCGATAAAAAGCCATGATCAGATGTCGAGGGTGACGGTGCCGTTGGTAACGAAGTTCAGGGTGATGACTTCGATTTCACCCACGGTAGCTGAGTATTCGGCTGAGGTGATCACACCATCAAAGCTGATCTTTTTGGTGCCGGTGGTGTCGAGGTACAGCTCAAACAGGGCGCTGCCATCATCGTTGGCGGTATTGACGTGCTCAATGAACACGTTGGTCTCGTCAGAGCTGCTGGCGGTGTACAACACCTCGCATGTGCCGCTGCCGCTGATCAGGCCGCCGACATTTGCGCGATAGGTGGCGCCCAGTGCGGTGGTGTCCAGCGACTCTTTCTCAAGGGTCAGAGACCAAGACCGGGTGCTGGTGATTGCGGCAGCGGTGGAGCCGGCATCATCAAACTTGACGCTGCCTTGCTGCCCTCGGTAAAAAGCCATGGCTAGAGGTCCTCGAAGGTTTCAAAGGTCAGTCTGACCTGTGTTTGGAAGAAACCCTCCGGTGCTGGCGCGGCCACTACCTCGGGTCCGATCGGCGGGTCAAAATGAACACCGCTGACTATGACCCTATTGTAAAGGTCCCTGATCCGTTTACCGATCGTCAAGTTAGCGCCAGGTCCCACACCAAGCGGCGTGAAGATATTGATGGCTACCACGCCAATGATGCTGTTGCTGCTGCCGGTGGTCCCGCCAAGGGTTAGGTACTCATTAGCGCCAAAACTGACAAGGCATTGCACCCATGAGCTGTTGGGCGTCGGCACATAAGGCTGATTGTGGAACACGACCGGCAGCACCGGCGACAGCGCCAGCTCAGTGGCAAGCCGTGCCTCGATGGTGGCGCGAATGGTGTTGAGGTTTGCAGCAGCCATCAGCCTTGCCTCCTGATGCGCTCCCAGTTCGTGTTGACAAAGTTCTGCATCTCACGGGCTGTGCGGTCTACCCATCCTGCCGGTGCCTGCCTGCTGCTGCCTTGAGCCAAGGACTCGGCATAGGGCAGGTTGTTGTGGACGCTGTAGTAGTTGCCTAGCTTTTCCTGCCCTGGCTGGTAATTGCTGCCTTTGGGCGGCGTGATGCCTGCGCCGTAGCTGCCTTCAGGTGCAGGGACGCCATCGGCTGCATTCTGGCCAATCTGCCAGCTAACGCGGAACCTGCCGGTATCAACCGGGCTTTGCTGCTTGAGCCTGCTATCAGTTTCCAGCACCGTCACACGCAACAACTTCTCAAGCTGATCGCCCATGTAGTTGCCAATGTCGCGGATGGGCAGGTTGCTCATGCTCTTAGGATCATCTCGTAGGTAATCGCGGTGTTGTCCTGCTCGATCGTCTGGATGCGGATGATCTGATGCACAACGCTGTTGATGAGCACCTTGTCAACCGTGGTCGGCACCGTGCCGTTCAGGTCTTTTGCCGCCACGATCAGCCGCTTATCGCCGGCCTGCACCAGCTCGTTCACCTCGCGGATATTGACATCTTCCAGCACGCCCCTGACACCAACATCCGTATTGGTCTCGGTGACAGCGCCAGTTGTGGTGTTGTAGCTGCTCAGCGTGATGTGGCGGATCGTGACCTCACCGCCCAGCTTTGCCATGATCTTGCTGGCAACATTCTGTAGCGATAAGGCCAGTGCCATCAGAGCTTGTAAGCAACGACAGTGCCGCTGGTCAGGGTGATGCTGGTAAACACGCCTTCCATTTCGCAGCTTGCATTAAACGGAATGGCGCTCAGCGTGTTGCCGGTGTAGTCCAGTGCAGTCAGGCTGGCGATCACCGAATCCTCAAGGGCAACGATCTTGCCAAACCGCCCAGTATGGGCTGAGGTGTCATCAATGAACTCAGCGCCGGGGTAGGCGTAACCCATGATCAGCTCCTGCGGATGGAAACGTTGCCTGGTCCACTGATTCTAAGCCCTATCAGGTATCGCTCCATTAGCGGCGGCACCTTATCCGCACCAACGGCGCCATAGCCAAGGTTAGGCGTCACGTCAAGGCTGCCGATCTTGACATTCTTGTAGTCCTCAAGCCCGCTCAGTCCAAGCGCGTCTGTATTGTTATGCAGGAACACCGCCAGCACGGTCTGCGCGTACTTGATCTGCGTTGGGATCTCGGTATCGGTAAAGTAGTCCGTGGTGATGCGAAACGGAAACCCAACTGCGTAGGTGTTGATGTAGGTATCCGGCTTGCGCACGCCTGTACGCGGCCACTGCAGCGCTTGCGTATCGGTCGCTCGTGCGCCAAGGAACCGCTCACGGTCTAGCCGTTGCGTTGCAGTAAACAGCGCCCGGTTGCGGCTATCAGCGTTACCGCTATTCCAATGCTGAACGTCAGCGTCCTCGACAAAGCCATCAATGATCGCTTGCGCTTGTGCCAGCGTCAGGTAGCTGTTGGCGTTTGCGCCGCCCACTGTTGCGTCGATTACTACTGCCATCGGTCTGGACCTCTGGGGTCAGTGTAGGAGTTGGCTCTGCCATAGAAAGAGAGGCCGCCGCGTTA